CAGCAATCCAACGTCCATATTTGTTCCTGTACTCTTTAATGTTTTTTACCTCACCTATATAACCGTGTTCAATAGTTTTTCCTTTAACGACTTTAACCATATCACCGATTAAAATATGCCCTCTGTCATGCATGAAGATTTTTTTAACATCCTCATTAATTTCCATGTAATAAAGTTCGTCATCATCTCTGCTGCAATCCTCATAATCATAATCACGCACACACTTGTTTATTATCTCTTTTGTGTCGGGATTATAAAAGGTAGCCACAATATAAGTGCCACCTCTTTGAGCTATTTTATAAAAGCCTTTTTCCAACATATCTTATTCCTCACTTTCTGCGTAATTCATCTGGTATAAAGTAATCAACATTACCTACTTCACGCTTTAAATCTAAGTACTGGTTTAATAACCTGGTGACAATCATTGAATCTTCAACGGTTGGTTTGGCTTTTAATGTTAGCCACTCAAAAAGAACGTCATCTTTATTTGTGTTGTAATAATGAACCTTTTCACAAATATTGGCTAAGGCTGCAAGTGCATTGATTTTAATACTGAGATCAACCGGCAAATCAACATTTAACACCTTAGCAAGCTTAACATTGAGTCTATAAATTTCGCACGCCTTTTCCATCTTACCAATCATTTCATCTAATTCTTTTAATACGCTGTTATTATCCATATCTCTCACTCTCCTATCTTATCTCAACAAAAAATGTGTGTTCGTCATCCGTTAATTCTTCGCCCATAAACAAATACCTTCTCATAGCGCGTTCAACATCTCCCGGTGTGTTACCCATATTAATCTTACAACCTGTCTTGTTTCCTCTCACTGTGATAATCCCTTCCATAATATCATCAATAACGCCTGTAAGTGTTATTGGAAAGCTCTCGCTTGTTACAAAATTAAATAATGTCATGTTCTTATTCTCCTTTTGATTTTTATTTGTTAAGGCTTTTCCCTTAACTGTTTATAAGTATACAATAGAATTGTGTCTAAAGTGTGTTCAAAATGTTAACAATTTGTAAACAAATATAAAAACGGCTATTATATAAAAATATATAATAGCCTATATCTAAACACTGCCTAAAATATAGCTTACTCAAAGCATCCGTAATATATCACGTGCATTTAAACGTTGAGTTTGATATATACGTATATATTAAGTCAATGTTGATACCTAGTATCTATACCCGATCAAGTGTATTAATGCCCTCTTACACTCCAGATTTTTAAATCTAAAAAAGCCTTTATTATAGTAGTCTCGGAGCTTTACAATTAAAAATTCAGATTTTGAGAGCATTAAAAAATTAATATTGTGGCTGTCATTGTCGACACTAATTTTGATTTTGCAGTCTTTATTAATTTTAGTATCGCAAAATAATAACCCACTGTCTGCATACTCTTTTATAGCGTAGTCCTTGCCATCAAATCTAAATGTCAAAATATAAGTATATTGACCTTTTAAATTATCAATAAACGATAAATTGTCATTTAAATAAACGTTATCGGTGGAATATTTAACATAATCTGACCCACTAAAAGCCCGATTAAAAGCGCTTACCTTTTGAGCGTTGCTCACGCCTTGCATTTTAGACTGCTCCAGTACCCAGCCATCACCGCGCAATATATTAGTATTTGGTGTGAGCCTGTCAGCGATACCAAGTGCCACATAATAAGGATTAATCAAACTTGTTAAATTGCTTATCATGATAAGTGGCACATAGCGCACCGGCTGTCCGTGCCCTCTTGCTACTGAGGTGTGGATAGAAATAAGCTTAGCTACTTCGTGCGGGCAATACTCGCCAGACTCAGACTGAAATTCGTCAAATAACATCCTAGTAACATCATTAAAATAATGAGATAGTTTTTTGATTTTTTCTGCCTTGTTAATTGCTACTGCATAGCCACAAGGCTTATCATTGAGAAATAACTCAATAAATGTCCCATTTTCCCGCTTTTTCTCACTCATTGTGTCATTTGGGAATTTAAGCGCGGATATATCTTTAAAAAATTTACTTGCAACACCCTCTAACTCATTCCCCCAGCGATAAACAAGCATAAATTTTTCACCATGCTTTTTAAATCTATTTATAAGGTATTTATTAAAAAATGTGGTTTTTCCGGATGACCTATTTCCGGTTGCTAAAAATATCTCTGGTTTATCTCCGTTAATATCCTTATAACTAAGTAGTTTATTACCAGTATAAAATTTCAAAAAAATCATCTCCCTTTTATATTGCTTTTAATATATTAATATATTATAATTGATATATAAAAATATGTCAATAAAGGGGTGATTAATTTGATTGACGTTGATACATTAAAAGCTAAGGTTGACACCGTAGCCGATGGAGTGCGCGCGTCCGTACCTTATTATAAGCGTGCTGCCAGCTGGTTAAAATCTGCTTTAGAACTTAAACAGTTTGTTAGATATGCCTTTTTTCTCGGGTTTATCACAGAGGACACAAGAGACACCGTGTTAACATACATTGACAGCAAGGATCTAGGGGGGTGAGTATTTTGGACTATACAACTATTTTAGATAGCATTGCAAACAATGGCTTCCCGGTGGTGGCGTGTTTAGTTATGGGTTACTTTTTTAAATACGTTTACGATAATAATCGCGCTGACATCAACAAAATGCACGAAGGTTATTTAAGCGAACTTGATAAGTTTAAAGAGGTGCTTAACAATAATACCCTTGTCATCCAGCAATTAATTGACTTTTTAAAATTTAAAGAGGGTGGGGGTGATGATGCGTGATATTTTTTAAAAAAAGAATTCCCAAAAAGATACGTAAATCTTATAAGTACATACTTAAGCAATGCAATGATCCAGGCGTGGGCTACTCACAAGCATACCGCGGTAATCAATTAGTTAATGGTGTTAGACACTATGATTGCAGTTCCCTTATATGGTATGCACTTAAAGATGCTGGGTTTAACTTATCCGGGTACCCTTTTACTACGTACACAATGCCCCAGATTTTAAAGGCTTTAGGATTTAAAGAGCTCCCAGCAACTACCAAATGGCGGCGGGGTGATATCATTTGGAAGGAAACACATGTTGAAATGTGCTACAGAGCTAAAAGGCGCCTTACAATGGGTGCACATGGCGCAAGCTATCCATTACCTGAACAGGTGAGCGTGAGAGACAAGCCAGCGCCCGTTGGCTACTGGCAGAAAATTTACAGATATGAGGAGGATTAAAAAATGGCAATTTTAAAAAAAGAAGAGCTAATCAACAAAATATCTGAGTATATCGGCGAGGATAACTCAGACATTGCAATTGAGATTTTAGAGGATGTTAGCGACACAATCGACGCGGGCGGTGATGCTGACGAACTTATTAAACAGGTCGAGGAACTTAAAAATAAGGTCGAGGAAACCGACGCCGAGTGGAGAGCTAAGTATAAGGCTAGATTTTTAGAAGGCTCAGCGGATCCAGAAGAGCCAGAAGAGGAAGTTGAAGAAACTGAAGAAGAAGTTGAAGAAAAAACATCTTATGATGAATTGTTTGAAGAAGAAAAGGAGGATTAAACTATGCCTAGAAAAGTAGCAATAAGCAATTTAAACGCAAGTACAATTGACATTTTAAATGTCATTAGAGCAAATGCATCCCAGGAGTACATGGATTTAGTTCCAAAGGTTGAGACTGAGAGGGATATTATTAAGGTTGGTGACGTGCTTTTTGGCTACCCAGCACTTGCTAATACCTTTTTAAACGGCCTTATTAATCGTATCGCACTCGTTAAGGCTAAAAGCTCAATTTTTAACAACCCTTATAAACACCTTAAAAAGGGTTATCTAGAAAACGGCGAAACAATCGAGGAAGTATTTGTTAACATTGCCAAGGCGCGTGAGTTTAGCGCTGAAAAGGCAGAGCAGAGAGAACTAAAAAGAACTCTTCCAGATGTTAGAACAGCACTTCACGCCATGAATTTTAGAGTTCAATACCCTATTACAATTCAGCAGGAAGATTTAAGACAGGCGTTTCTGTCAATGGACGGTGTGCAGAATCTTATTACTAAGATTATTGACGCAGTATATACTGCTGCTGAATATGACGAGTATCTTTTATTTAAGTACCTTATTATTAAGGCAGTGTCTCACGGTAAGACATACCCAGTAAGCATTGGCACAGATATTAAAGATGCTGCTATCCAGTTTAGAGGGGTATCTAACAATATCACCTTTTTAAAGACTGAGTATAACAATGCTGGAGTGCACACTAGCACACCAAAAGATGACCAGATTATTTTTATGGATTCATTTTTCAATGCGCAGTATGACGTTAACGTTCTTTCAGCTGCTTTTAATATGGATAAGGCTGACTTTATGGGACGCCTTCATTTGATAGATGATTTCACTACATTTGACAACGCGAGATTTGATGAAATTAGAGCTAATTCAACTCAGATTGAGGAAGTTACAGCTGCAGAGCTTGCACTTATGCAGGACGTCAAGGCGGTTCTTGTGGATGAGGAATTCTTCCAGGTTTACGATATTTTATTCACTATGACCGAAACACCAGTAGCGTCTGGGGTTTATTGGAATTATTTCCTTAATGTGTGGAAGGTGGTGTCAACATCACCATTTTCAAATGCAATATCATTTGTTGAGGAAGTTCCGGCAATGCCAAATGAAATTACTGCTAAAATTACTGATGTTTCGATTGGCGATGAAGCAACAACAGTTGTTGTTACTGTCGACGATACCGCAAAACTTAACGGTGGAGTTATTACACATATTCAGACTCAGCAGGCAGTAACCGCAGGTGTGGGCGTGCAGAAGTACGGTGCTTATCTTATCCCAGACGGTGCGAGTGTTACCGGACTTACAATTGTAGTTAATGGCACACAGTATACCGCGGCAGATGCGGTGATTTCCGACGGTTCACAGGTCGGCGAGACAATAACATTTACTAAAGTTTGATATAAATTATTTTCCATTCTTTCTCCCAAACGTGGGGTGTAGTTAAAAGCTCCGCCCCGCGTTTTTTAAATTAAAAATAAAGGGGTGATAATATGGCGCCATCAAGTGCTTTATATTTATACGCAGACGTCCCACTTAATAATACCTATAATGACTCGGTGTTTATCCCGGATGATCTGGGGGACATATCTAACATGATAAGTCCTAAGATTATAGTTAACTATACTAACTATAGTTTTATAAGAGAGCATACTATAAGAGTGGCTACTGGTGAGGGTGTTACTTATAATGATATTGCTACTTGTAATTATATTAAATTTAATAATGCGATAACACCAGATATAATAACATTTGCTTTTATTACATCAGTAAAATATATCAATGAGGGTTGCGTTGAAATTGATTACGAGGTCGACGTTTTACAAACTTTTGTTTTTGG